GGAGATATTTGTGCTCCTTTAATTGGTTTTGGACCAAAGTCATAATCTTCATATACCCGTGGATATAAAAAGGTAGCTCTTGGTGTAGCTAGTGGCTCAAGTGGCATAGGTAACTCGCCCGGATCTAACATCTTAGATGCGAAAGCGTTTAGGTCAGCTAGTTTACGATCTGCTCTAATATTTTTAATTGCATTTTGTGATGCAGCTGTTGCATTATCTAAAGATAGATTTAGTAGTGTTAAAGCTGTAGCTGTTTTCAATGTTTCTACACTTCTAGCTTTTTGTACTGATCTACCTGTTTGCCCTCTTGCACGTATCTCACCTTCGGCAAGTAAACCTTCAATGTAGGCTGAATTTCGTTCGTATCTTTTTTCAGATTGTATTTCTTTTAACTGCTGGAGTTCTTCTTGTCTAGCATTTTTTTCTTGCAAGAGATTAAGACCTAGCTGATCTTGATAGATAGCGTTAGATTTAGCAAACATACGTTCATTCGTATCTTGCTGAGAGTTACGTATCTGTAGCTGGGCATTATATTGTCTTGCATTTGATGCGTCTTTGAAATCAGCTAGTTGGTTTTCTTGTCTAGCTCTTTCTTCTATTTCTTGTACTTTGTATTCACGATCGGCAAGCATTTTCTGCTTGTCCATTTCCCATCGCTGTACGTTGTATTCATACTGTTTTTCAGCTGCTTCATTCTGAGCTTTCTGTGCTGCTTCAGCAGCCTTAGCGGATTTGTTAGCTCCGTATATACCTAGTGCTGCTCCAATTATTTTATCTAATACCATTATATCCTCCTGTAGAATCTAGGTGAGTACATCCCTTCCCACATCATAGAGTTTACAGAAACGGGAAATGGTGAATCATTAAATAATCTTAATGTAAAGTTATCTGTTCTCTGGTGTATAGGTAATGTAAATATAGTTTGTTCTGATATAGGTATATCATTAGCTAAATAGTTGTCAGCTATAACAACTGGATTTAGATTATACCACTCATCAATAAATATAAGTATAGTAGAATTATTTACTGGTGCAGTATTAAATATAATCTTAGGTAATACTCCAGTTCTATCAACAGTAAAATCTGTTGTTTCAACATTATTAACTGTAACTTTTATCTGGTCATCATCTATATAATCAATATCTGAACTATTCCATGGATACTCTGTTGTAGATCCGTCACCTGTGTACTGTTTTTTACCTTGACGTATACCTTTAGATTTAAGTTTGAAACCCATAAGTCCTGATAGACCTACAGCAAACTTCATACGAGCTATTGTAAGATTAGCAGTGAAGTCACTTTGTCTCATCTCGTTATCTAACTTGTAGTATGTCTTAGGTAGTATAACATCAAAGTCATATTTATACCCTACTATAACATCACTTGCAATACTTGTCAAGTCTTTAACTGGTACTTTAAAATATGTATTACCACTTTCTACTACACGTTCTGGAGATATAGTAAATCCAGATTCAATAAACTGACCTGTAGCGGTAGTACCTTTAATAATTATAACAGGTGTTAAATCTGTAGCATCATTATAAGGTATGAAACATTTACTAAATTCACCAGCTGCATCATATACCACAGAGCTAGCTGGAGCATACAAGTCAATACATGGATTTAGTCTTTGACCATCGTTGTTAACAATAATAGCATCATCAGGACTTTGACTTAAACTAGCTTTGCTCAGTGTAAATTGTCCACCTTGTTTTGTTACAGCAAAAAATTCATCAGAGTCTGTTGCTATAGTCTGTACATTACCGGGTGCAAGCCAGTTAAACCATGTTTGTAGTTTAACATCTTTACCTTCTGAGTACTGTCTAAAGAAATATATGTATCTTGTACTTTGTCCGGAGAATGCAATAAACTGGTTTTGTGCACTTGATATGAATGTATCAATTGTGGAAGGTATCCATTCGTTTACAACTTTACCAATGTCAGATACGATTGGGTTTTGGTTTTCTCCACGTGTAACCATCGTAAAGACACGAGTATAACTAGGTGTCTTACTGATAAAACTAATTCCAGTACCAGTATCAACAGGGTCAATAACCGTATCCATTTCATAACTAGATATAGTACGGATTGATGTTTTAGTTGGTGTCAGAATACCATCAGATGATGACATAAGAAACTGTTGGTTAGCACTGAATAGTACAAGACCTTGGGTAGTTGGTAATACACTATGAAGTGCAACAGGTTTTAATGCGTTTGCACTCAGGTCAACAGGATCTGAGGCTACTACAGCCTGTGCAGATGCGTGATACATGTTAAAGAAATCACCTGATTGACTCATAGATACAGTATCAGCAGATAAAAAACCTAATCTATTATTATGAAAGAATGACTGATTTATTTTCTGACCAACAAATGATGGATGTTTATTAGTAACATCGTCTCCAACAAGTCTATTAACCCATGGTATTGGTTGAACTTCAAAAGTATCAGGAGCTATATTAACTAGCTGGTGTGGCATAGTAGAAGCGTCTAGTCCTGTAGATACGTCAGGAGATATTGTTTCTTCCCAGAATCCATCTCCTCCTATACCGTCAATAGCTGCGAATCTTAAGAAATAAGCTGCTGAAACTAAACCACTATTAGCAATTTTAACTACGTGACCGTCCTTTGATTCAGTTGGTAGTTCAGCTAATGAAGCAACCTGATTTTGGAATCCGTTAGCTTGATCTTCAAAGTCTCCACCTGTAATAGTAAATGTAAAACTGCTAGTACGTTCTAAATATACATTATCTTTAAATACAGTTACATCAAGATTTGAGATATTTAAAGCATCTATGGCGTTTTTTATCTGAGTTAAAGTTGATGCATAACCATCAGTACTACCAGTAGTTACACTAAAAGGCTGTCCATTTATAGCTCCTGAGTATGTAGTATTTAAAGATGTACCTGATAATCTAATTGTAGCCTGTCTGTTAGGAGTAGGAGTAGGAGCAGTGACAGCTACTGTTGTGACTAATCTATTAGTTATGATAGACTTATCTTGTATTGTTAGTATATCATAATCTGTACGTGCTCCTGTAAGGTAGCTCTGTGCTGATCCAATGAATGTTGGAGTTATTGCTACACCTGTAATAGCATTCCATATATAGATGTTACCTGTAGAGCCTGAGCCTCCTAATGCTGGTGTGATACACCCAATATATTTTTCTGTTTCAGTTCTTGATATAAAGAACCACTTAGAGTTGTCATATATAGTGCCAGTACCTAGATTTGCTATATGCTGAAACCCCGGTCTTTTAGTCAGACCGAAGGTTGGATCAGGATAGCCGTTGATACATTCCTCGACTTGACCGGGAAGTTTTTTATCATCAGATTGTCTAGATACTCCACCAAGATAATCGTTAACTCGTTGAGTAACTGCTGGCATTATCGTTGTAAAGCGTGAAATGGTTGATAGCTTTGATAGAAGTTTTGTGAGTCTTGTGGATGTCCAAACATAGTAAACTGTCCTTGACTTGTTTCGTACTCCATTGCTAAAGCTCTTTGTTGTATTTCTTGTTGTTGTAACCGTTGGTATTGAGCGTTGTCACCAACAATTCTACCAGACACAATAGTTGATGCTCTGGCTTTGATATAGTTTTGTATCGGTTCTGGTAAATCTATAAAGTCAAATTCCCAGATTACATCACATTCAATAGGACTATACTCCCATGTGTATCTGTGATTCTGTCTATCATACAGTTTACCATTTCTACGTACAGCATGATAGGGTGAGTTCTGTGCGTTTTCTGTAAGTTTGATTTGTATGATGTTGTTAGCTATCGGTATCTCGTTGTTGTTATCTGTAGGAAACTCAACGTGGTACTCTCTGTTGAAAGTCCATCCTTCGGATTGTACCTCTCGTGACACCTGTAACAGGGTAGCATAGGCAATCGCAACTTCCGGGTTGGTTTGGTCTAGTGTAGTTACAGGAGCCTGACCACAGGATGTAAGTATTTGGTTGATAGCTGGCAACTCTTGTGTTGCATTTGTGGTTGGAAAAGGCATAATAAAAAAGGGGAGCCGAAGCTCCCGTATAAAAAATAAAAATTAAGCGTTAGCTGGGTATGTTGTACCGAATGCAGCATTACCTGTAGATCCAGTAGCAGCACCAGCGATTAACTCTACGCAAGCAGCAGGGTTGAGGAAGTCTGCTCCCATTGCGAGTCTACCGAGGATTACGTCACCTTGGTACACAACTGATACATCACCAGAAGTAATCTGAACCTGTGGTCCGATTGATTCTACAACA